TATACATTTCGATAGCATCAACTGCTTCTCTAACACTAACCTCTAAGTCATTACGAACTACATTTACCATCCATTGTGGATAATCCATATTCTTTTTCTTCTTTCCCTTGATATACTTCAAGTAGTAGTTTCCTTTTGGAATGATATCCATATACGTTTTGTATATTAGTTCAGGCTTTAAATTGTATTTCTGAACCTCATTCACTATGGGTAGGAAATCTGATCTCATTGATAAGAATCGATTTACAAGAAATGTCGACCAACCCTTTTTGTCTTCATCAGAAAGGGATTCCCAAAATCCTTTTTTCTGAAATTTGGTGATTTGTTTTAGATAATCAAATACACCTTTACGTTTAACTGTCTGTTTCTTCGCCAAGTTCTTTACCTGTAATATCAGTTCCTTCAAGTAGTTTTGCTGGAACGTGTCCACAATTACCACAACTATAGACTTGAATAGGAACTATTCCCTCTTGTCCATTTGGTGACATAAGTGCTGATATTTTCTTCAAGACAAATGATGTGATGAACAGATAGTTCGTACATTTTTCACATTGTAAAGTCTCTGCTTGTCCTAAATCAACTTGAACCTGTGCTTTTGGTTTTTGTATTCTACCTTGTGGGTGCATACTCATTTTATTACTCCTAATAATTCAATTAACATAGCCATAAAGTTTATTTCCTTATCGACAACTTGCATATCGGACTGTTCATATCTGGCTAATATCAATATAACAGCTGCCATATTACCTGCTGCAAACTCATCCACATTATCATACAATAATCTGAAACAATCTGAATAATCTCTGATAGCATTGTCAGCAAGTAGTTGTCTTAGATTTGCGAAAGCAGTCTTCTTATCTTGTGTTTTAAGAATATCCAACACTTTCAATTTATAATCATTCTGAATGGTGCTTTGTCTATCCATAACAACCTTATTATCAACAACACTTCTTTGTGTAGCATTGATAATCTTTCTAACGTCAGGATAACTACTATCAATCAGAACTTTTAAGTCTTCATTGTCATAGGTTATACTTTCTAACTCCATCACCTTAGTAAGATGAACAGCCACATCTTTCTTACTTGGTGGTATAATCTCAAATACTTGGCAACGGCTCTGTAGTGGATCGATTATTCTTTCTACAAAGTTACAAGTCAAGATAAACCTACAATGTTTACTAAAGGTTTCCATTAGATTACGGAGAGCTGCTTGTGCGTTAGGTGTAATATAATCACACTCATCTAAGACAATCACTTTCATATCCTTGAAACCAATCGTGGATGCGAATTGTCTCACCTTATTACGAACTGTATCTACACTATTCTCATCAGATGCGTTAATGTATAGATAATCACACTCAATATTCTTAACAATCAGTTTAGCAAGTGTTGTTTTACCTGTTCCAGCTCTTCCATATAAAAGTAGATGTGGAACATCATTTGATTTGATGTATCTCTCTACCTTTGCTTTTAAATGTTCGTTACCAACATAGTTTTCTAACTGAGTTGGTCTATATCTTTCTACCCATAATGAATGTTCAGCCATTTATTATTTCCTTTATCTGGTTTAATTCTGTAATTCTATTCTTTGTTTCAATGTGTTGATTGTAAGGTTGATCCATCAAGATAAAACCATGTTCCATACCTCTTCTTTTAATCCAATAATTGTAATTGTTTGGTGAATCATCTACTAAATAATCTACAGGCGTATTTGGTTTATCAATACCTCTTCTAAAGTATATCGTATCAAAGTTAAGTTCGTGTTTACCCAACCAATATGCAGTATGATGTCTTGCGTGTGGTTTCTGAGATGTAACACATACAAATCTAATACCTACCTCTTCACCCCATAAAATCAAATCTTTCATTTGTTGAACATTTTTTTCAAATGCTGGTGACTCACCCATAATTTCTTTTGAGTACTCATCCCAATATATCTTTTGTATTTCAGGCTTATCTACTGTGAAATTGTCGGACAATTTCCAATTATTAATACCTGTGTAATCTTCAGGCAAATAGTCTGGATAATGTTCTTTAACTACTTTTTCTAAACCTTGACAGAAATCTCTCAAGACTCCATCTACATCTATTCCTATTACCATAAGGTTGTATTTCTCCAATTTATTATACCAGAATATACGAATAAAAACCAGTATAAGTCAAGTCTTTTTTCAGCTATCTCTTCCCATTATTTTTTTAAGGTCGTCACCCCGATAGAAATCAGTTTGTGATTCTTTTGAGTTTTCATAATCATCCAATATTTTTCCTCTAGCACATTCATATATCCAATCGGAACGTAGGTATTTTTTTGATAAAAACCCTATTTGATTATAGTCAAATAGCCTATTATACTTGTAGTTATTTAAATTAGGAAATTCATTTCCCCAACTACTCAATCCTTTACCACCTCTGTAACCATACTCACCTTTTTCTTCATTCACCAAATCAGCTGCAACGTATGCATCATATCTTGGTTCAAATCCACCTATCTCCTTAACAGTTTTGTATTGCATAGCTAAGAAACTTGGTCTAACACTTACAAGGTTTTTGATTGGTTTATTAAATATATGTCTGTTCTCTTCTTTAACATAATCAACTGCTCTCATACCATCAAACTCTTCCTTAATACCAACATCAATAACCTTATTATAGTCATAGTTTTGAACGAGATAGTTAGCACCATTACCCATAATCTTGTATCCATCTAAAGTAAGAATATCAATAACTATTTTAATAAATTCAAAATCCTTTATGACTAAATCATCGTGCATAAAGAAACACACATCTTCATCATCTATATCAAGATAGTTTATAGCTTGTTCGTATGCACCATACTCTTCTCCACCATTAGGAAATACCTTATAATCAAAGTTTTCTTTTATAAAATCTGTAGGTTCTTTATGACAAGACCAAAAAACGTGAATACTATCTGGATTGTATTCTTGTAATGTATTAAAACCATTTAATACTGTTTCTTGATTCATGTGCCAACCACATATTATAAATCTAACCATACAATTCCTTACTTAAATATTCATGTAAAACTTTATAAGCTAATCTATTTGGGTGAATACCATCAGGATAAAAATATTTTGGATTATCTAACATCAGCTGATATCTATCACTACCCATTTTCTCTATTTTTAAAAAATGTTCCTTATCATCAATTGATTTTTTCAACTCTTCCATATACGATGGTAAAGGATACACAAAAGATTTTACTGGTTCTTCAATTGTATGTTCTCCAGTCATCGTCAAATTTACTGCACTTTGACATATACATTTAATTCCATATTCTTCAACTACACTTGGTTCTAATGTATCAGCGACACCACCAATCAAATAGATTGGAACATTATAAATGGATTGTGCTTCTCCTAATAATTTATAATATTCTTTAGCCATATGAATATCTACATCCCTAACACTCATACCATCTTTTAAATTTTGAATCCATTCTGCTGACATTCTTGTTATTTCTGTTTCAAAAACTAAAGCAATATCAAATTTTAAATGTGGATTTTGTCTCATGTGAAATTTATAATCTTCCACTATACCATAATTCCAATTTCCTTGTCGTGAAAAGTTAACTACAAGATGTCCATCATCAGTAAAATATTGTGTTAATCCTGTATGATTTAACTTCATAGAACCAGCAGTTTCACCATTGGCAAAACTATCTCCAAATATTGCTATATTCATCTTATTTATTCACCAATTGTATTAAAATTATTGTAAATGCTAAAGCTAAGCAAATACCTGTCTTCCAATTAGGTATCTCACCTAATATACCCCAAGTCATTACTGCAAATATCAAGTTACCAAGACCAAATCCTATTAATCTGATATTCCACACATAACCAAAGTGTTCATATGAAAGTCGTGTTGAATAATAAAACAGATAACTTATTGGTAATCCTGCTAATATTATCCACCATTGAGATTTCATAAAATCCCACTTGAATTGTCCGTTCATGTGAAAAAATGCTATTATGTGTCCTAATATACTAAGACAGATAGCTCCTATTAACTTACTCATAATTTACTTTCCTATTTAAAAAAGTACTCAATACTATTCTCTGAGCACGTAAACTTTGTATCTTTCTCACTTGGTGTATAGGGTCATTTTTACTAAAATCAATTAAAGCACAATAACCAAATTTTGGTTGTAAAACATACTCTACTTCACCTAATTTTTGTTTTTTTCTTACAACTAACTCTCCACCAAAAATATTTTTCCACTCATCATTCAAGTAAATCAACAATGAAGCATGTGCCTTAGAGTGTGCGTCTTGGTGTGGTAAAAAACAATCATTGTAACGATAAATTTGTATGTTTGTTGCTGATATACCTTCTAATAATGTAGGTATATCATAAAAAAAATCATTTACCTCAGTAATATATTTAAGATATTGTTTATAATATTTTTTACCTTTATCTTCACTAGATATAGCATCTAAATCTATTTTATGAAAATGTTGAACTCCACCATCTTTAACAGAACTATCCCAGCTACAAGGTGGTTTAAAACACACATCACCTAAATTTGGATTATTTCTAATAAAACTATCTAAGTATCTTAAATTTTTATTAATTTCTTCACCACGAATTTTAAAAAAAGTACAACCATTTGCAAATAGTTCTTTTTTATTTTCTTCTGTAAAATCAAAGTTTTGATTCAACTTTAATCTCCTCTACAGGCGGAACATATTGTTCAGGATCTGTAGGATATGGTTTTGATTCATATTTTAAATTTTTCATATACTTCTTATTTTCTTTTTTATTTCCTATGAAATAAATGTAACGATGTTTCTCAGGTTCTTTTCTTCTCCAAAACGTATGTCCTATACCTGCTTTAAGCTTCTCCACATTATGACTTCCCCAAGTAGCTGATACAGTTCTACTATGTATCCACTCATATGGTTTAACTAAAGATACTGAATGGTTTGGCATTAGATTTAATCCTGCTCCTTGATACAACCAATTAGTAGCTTTGTAAATACCACCTAAATGTAACCTATCTGGATCTGCATAACTGATTAATACCTTAGCATCCTTATCGTATTTTTTTAACCACTTGAATGATTGTGATATTGAATATGATTCTATATTCTTACCATAACCATCGTGGATGAATAATCTTGTCAACTCCAAAATATTCTTTGTTTGCAAGATTTCTTCATCTTTGAAAATAGACTTCATAACCGATCTTCCTACAGGATAGCCATAAGTCATACAACCAATAAGTTTCTCTTGATTCATATCCTTAAAAAAAGGATGTGCTTCTTCTGACTTATAGAATATACCTATGGCGTACCTACAAGAAGAAAATTTATGCGAATAGTGATTGTCTACAATCATCCTCTTCGCAGTTTTCTTATCTATTTCCTGTAGATAAACTTTTGATTTATCTACATATTCTTCCATTAGTCTACAGTAGTTTTAGCTACTAATACGTAACTTGAATCGAAATCATCTACCTTGAAACTAACCTTAGCCAACCCTTGACTTGAAACATAAAGAGTTGCTGATTCACAATCTTTATTTGCAGTTAGAACTTCTTTGAAAGTATCTGCATCAAAGAAGATAGCATCATCAAGAGAAGATATTTTCTTAGCTTCTACAGGAATAGTCACCTTGTTTGATTGTGTACTTGAACTATAACCAATAACAACCTTTGCTTCTACACCATCCGATAGGATTGCGAAAGTAGAAACATCACTCAAAGCACCTTTACCTGATATGAAAGAACTGATAAAATGTTTATCTATCTTTAGTTCTAACTCAAAATCAGGAACATTCGTCAAATCTGGCTTCTTAGAAACCACATCAAGACGAGCTAAACCATAGTTGACTTTTGTGTTGTTACTTTTTTGTTTGATTACCAATTGTGATACGACATCACCAACTTCATTAGCTTCAACAACCAGCTCACCATCTACTACATTCAATAACTTGATTAAGTCTTGTATCTCATACAATCCCATCTCATAATCACCGAAACCATTCTTAGCCAGAACGATATCACCAACACAACTCTTTGCTGAATTGATGAATGAACAACTAAGTGTATCTTTTGTTGAAACGACAGGTGCAGATTGTGTCTGACCACCTAAATAGAATCTGTTGACAAATCCCATCAGCGTTTGTTTATCCATTTTGTAACTCCTTTATATACATATATATAAGTATCATGTTATTTCTCCAAATTAAAAGAATTTATTAAAACCAAAATCATCATTTGGTTCTTCCCATTTTAATGCCTCATACAACATCTTGACTTTCTTAGCCAATGCTTGTTTGTAAATCTTATCTGTATCGATATATTGTTTTATATAATCCAACACTTGTGGAGGATCTTCATGTCCTTTGTAACATATAGTTTCAAACTTAAAAGGATTATCTTTTAAATAAGTCCACTTAATCTTTTCACCATTACCAACTGATGGATATTTTTTATTCAGTTTATTAATCAACAAAAAGTTATTATAATTAATTGCTGATTTAATATGAACTGGAGTTCCCTTTTTAGCATTGAGAATACCCTCACCCATTGATATAAATTTCTTAACATTCTTAGCTGAAGTTGGCATTGATATTGTATCATAGTTTTTTAACTTCATGGATTTTTTAAAGTTAAGAATAAACTCATTAATCTTTAACATTGGAACACCTGCTAATATATCTTCTAATACCTTAGTTAAACACTCTTTAAATGCTGCAGGGAAACTTGAACGAACTATATCTAAACCTTTGACGTGAAGTTTATTTACCTTAACACCATTATCATTGATAATCTTCATACCATATCGTTTCTTAGTAACAAATAAACCACTCTTAGCAATTAATTCCTGCTTAATCTCAAACCTATGTTCGTCTATATTACAAAACTTCTTAGCAAATAAATCATATGAGTCGTTTAAATACTTTTGAACATCCGATGCGATTTCTAATATCTTTTCTGTAACTATAGCTTCATCTTTAATATCAACGTGTGGATATTTCTTCTGAATGATAGGAATAGCAGAATAAAAAACCGAATCTGTATCAATGTAAATACAATAATCTTCTTTGTCTCCTACCACCGAATTGTAATAATGATTGGACATCCTCTTTGTGTATTTAATCAACTCAACACCTGTAGTTGTGGTTGCTTCTGCATTATCTAAATCATAAAAACGAAATATAGGTAATCCCAATACACCATACAATGAGTTTAGAACAACCTTTTGAATGTATTGTCGTCTATCAAAGTATGCATATTTTTCTTTATCACCTTGTTCAGCAAATTTCTTAGCTAACTTTCTAAACTGAACTCTATCATCGAACCACTTTTCTAATAGTGTTGGTATAAGACCTTTTCTATCTTGTGTGTATAATACACCATTAGAAGATATAGATACATTATGAGTTTCTAAAAAGTTCTTAAACTCACTTGTGGTTAGTTTAGCACTCTCCTTACCATTCTTATCTTTAATACTGTATGTTCTATCAACACCTTTAAGGAATGGTTCTACATCCCAACTATCTAACTTACCCAACTTAGTTTCAGGAGATATGTTCAAACTCATAATGATAGATGGATACATACTTGTAATATCTAAGTCATACACCCATTCATGTTTACCTTTTTGTGGATCCTGAACATATGCACCTGCAAACTTATCTTTACCATCCATCAATTGTTTATTTGCTTTTATCTTATTTGGTGCTACGATACCAACCTTTTTAAGATACACAAGAATAGCACCCTCAAGAAATCTTGATGAGTAATAAACATCTTCATAGGGAACGTGTCCCAAATGACATATAGCTCTAGCGATATCAATGAAATCCAACTTTTCATCAAGTTTCTGTAAGATGATAACGTCATTTATATTGTATTCTACAAACTTATTTCTATCACCATCATACAAATCATTAAGTGTTCCCTCATAAGCCACCTTATTTATACCAACTTCTAACTCACCGATATCATCTAATCGATATGAAGACCTCTCACCAAATGTAAGTTTTCTATATAACTCAAGATAATCAAGTGAAGCCACACCTGCAATCTTATATGTTCCTTTGTACTTTTGATAGTCTACTATACCGATTGGTGATAGACAATTAGCAGCTTCTTTACCTAGTAATCTTTGAGTGCGATTGTAAAGATAGGGAACGTCAAATCTATCACTATTCCAACCACTAATGATTGTTGGTGATATCTCAAGATATTTTGTATAGAATGCCTTTAGTAAGTCTCTCTCATCTTTGAATTTGATAACGGTTGTTTCACCAAACTGATTTGTATTTACTTTGTTCTCCACATCAAGAACATAACAATAGTATTGTCGGGTTAATGCATCATAAAATGCAATAGATGTGATTATATTTTCAGCTTTGTTTACATCAGGAAAACCTTGTGTAACCTCAACCTCAATATCAAAGAACATAACACGATGACCCTCAGATACCTCATCTGAATCTGTATAGTTATCAACTAGATATCTAATCTCTGGTGCAACATCAGATTCAAAAGGTGTGTCGGTTTCATCTATTCTACTGATAGGTAATTTACGTAACTTATCACCATACAATGATGTATGAGTTCCTTTACCATCTTTTACATAGGCGTATTGACTGAAAGGTACAACTGAGTACCCTTTTTTGTCATCCCAAATATGGATTCTTCGTCTCTTAAACTGATAAAAGATGTTTTGATATATAACTATACCTCTTTAATTTGATGTGTGAATATACGAATAAAATAGTATGTAAGTCAAGCTTTATTTTATTTCTTCACCTGGTATTTCACAACTGTCGTTATTACAGAATTTATCTATTTCTGCTTCTTCGTTTTTGATTACACCGAATGTAAGTTTACCAAGCTTTTTAACTTCCTTGTTGTATGTCTTTTCGTTAATAGCTTCATATGGCATCTGTTGATAAGCACCATAGTCGTGTCTTGGTAATAAAGAAATACCTTTCAAATGATATTGAAAGTAATTTAAAGCAGGTGCAATTTCATTAGCTTCTGTTTCAGGATCGAATGTTACAGTACAACTCACTTGGTTGTCAGCCCAATGTCTTTGCATAAATGCTGCTAGACTGAATTGTTCCCAAATAGAAAGTTCTGATGCAGTTCTAATACCCTCACCAACATCTACTGGAACTTCAACAACCATTGTTGTATCTTCCGAACCAAATGCAGGTTCTAACTTATATCCTGCTTTTTTCAATGGTTCTAATAACTCTGAATGATTTGAAAGTCTTACTCTCCTGATATAGAAACGACTTTCAGGATAATGTAGCCCTGGAGTAGCACCAGCCAATAATGAGACTGTACCACTTGGTTTAACTGAAGTAGTTTTGATGGAACGTGGTATTGCAAACCAATCACTATACATCTTATCCCACTCTTGAATTGTATCATATCCACCCTCTAACCAATCTCTAAACTCATTTAGTCCACGATTAGTTATGAATTGTGCGACACCACTTACACTACATCCAATTCTTCTGTTTCTCAACATCACTCTGTTTGTGTCACTCCAATGTGTTCTACCAAGTGTTACCGATTTGGCATACAGATAAGCGTATTTAAGTGTTCTCTGATAATCCTCTAACGAATCATGATTACTTGGAAATGTCTCTACTAAACAACATAACTCATATGATTCAAGTGATTGTTCAAGACAAGGATTACCACCAGCTACTCTATGGTCTTTATTATCACCACCATTCTTCATCCTTGAGTAGTGTCTCATATTGTCTAACCAAGCAAAACCTGGTTCACCATTATCTACAATACGTTTTGCAGCTTCTGTATAATCCATACCAAGTTCTGCAAAGATAGAGTTATTAGATGTCCACCCATACATTTCTCTGTGTGGATTTACTTTGTAATTCTTTAAGTCCAAGTATTCTTCCGAATCAGGGTCACCAAAAACTATCTCAGCAGTTCTACGAACATTTCCAGCTACAACACATTTACCTATAAGGTTCATTATGTCTACGATTGTAGTTACTGTAATTGGTTCACCACTATTCTTTTCTAATACTTCTCTGATACTATCGTGAACTTCTTGTAATGGTTCAGGACCACTTGAAACACCACCAAAACCCTTGATTGGTTCACCAGCTTTTCTTATTTTCTTGTAATCGAACTTTATATCTGATGTTCCATGAAAATAACTTTCTAATAGTAGTCTAAGTGATTCTACCCAACCCTCTCTTGTATCAGGTATCTCAAATATTTCTTTGTTTCTACTCTTATTTATACCCTTTACTACGATTTCACCAGCACCTTTAGTATCAAAACCGACACCAACACCTAACATAGAGGCATCCATAAGGAAACAGAATGGTTTTGAATAGTCTTCTTTGATTGTTGATGTTGATACGAATGCACAGTTATTTAGTGCTGCATATAACCCTTTTTCTTCGGTGATTGCTGTTCCCATAGCCCATAAACCACGACCAGGTGGTAGGAACTTCATATTAAATATTCTGTCGTACATTTCTTGTGCTGATTTTTGAGCTTGCCAT